ACGCCTCAGATAATAAGTCGCAGAATGAGCAAGCTATAATGCCGAAAAAAAATCAACTGACTAAACTCGCCACTCTGGAAAATCTCCGCGTCGGCGGGATCATGTCCGGCACCTCCGCCGACGGCGTGGATGTCGCTATTGTTGATATCAACAAACAAGATGTCCGCCTCTTGGCCGGCCAATTTCTTTTGCAGCTCCGTCTGGGCTTCGCCGCCCGGCATGTTGATCGTTGTCCCGCCGCCGCCAACTTTATTTGCCGTTCCGTCTGGCTTGAGATTATACAAACCATCTTCAATTGTTGTGCCGGGGAACATTTGCCGCATTTGCTCTGCGCTTACAATTTGGCCTTTGTCCTTTGGCTCCTGATAGGCCAAGGTCACAGCCGTCTTGCCATCAATTGATCCGCTCTCAACCGCGCCAGCCAGATCTTCGCGCTTGTTTGCCCGCAGCCATTCCGCAGTTTTGTTGCGGGTTTTTGCATCTTCGCGCGATGCAGCGCGACTTTTCATGCGCGACTGCGCCGCCTCAATCACGCCCGTGTTGGGGCGCAATGTCATGCCGCCAAGCCCGATCGCCAAGGTGTCAAGGAAATCTGGGTTCGTCACAAAATTCTTGAAGCCACCGCCTTGCGCTTGCGGCTGCGGCTGCGCTTGCGCCTGCACTGGCTCGGGTGCCGCGCCCGGCACCATATTCAGCAAACCGTTTGCCATCTTGTCGCCTCCAGATCCCGTTTGGGAATAATAATTGCCCTCTGGCGTGCTGCTTGGCAGCGCGCGAATGTCATCCATTGATACGCCGGCAGATTTAGCCAAAGCCTCAAGTCGCGGCCCACGCCACTGCGCGACGCCGAGTGTGCCAGCCCCGCCGCCTATTGTGTTGCGGGCGCTTGGGTCCATACTCGGATAGCTTTCGACCATCAGGCGCCCGGTGATGCCGGCAGCCTGCTGCGGCGTCATCCCCTTTTGCGTCAAATATGCGTATGTAAATTTGGCGTTTGGCGGCAAACCCTCGGCCTTGGCCGGATCCTGCATTGCCGAGTAAACGTCAGACGCATATTTTTGCGCCAGCTCATCGCCAGCCCCGCCAGCACTCTCATACATTTTCTCAAACAGCGAGGCATACTGCCCCGGCCCCATGTTTGGGTTGGCCTCGAACATCCGCATGGTGCGGTTTTCCGGGCCTTGCAGCTCGTCCCACATGAAATTGAGCTGCGGGGCGAGCTTGATGAGCGGTGCCTGCGCCATTTATTTTGCCCCTGCGCCTTGGTAATACGAACCAGCCGTGCCAGCAGCCAGCGACAGGTAATCAAGCAACCCCGGCTTGCGAGTGCTGGTTTGCGTCTGCTGGCCCATGTCTGATGCACCCGTCGCACCCAACATCGTGCCAAGCGCCTCCTGCGGTGCGCCGACATAGCCGCCAAACTGGCCACGAGCTGCGTCAATTAGAAGCTGGTTCAGCCCCTGCATCGTGCCGCCCTGCTGCGCTTGCTGGTTGGCAAGGCTTTGGCCAAAGCCAAATCCAGTCTGCGCAAGGTTGCCCATCTGGGACGCAACCTGCAAGCCAACGTTCTGCTGGTTCTGTGCCGCACCAAGCGCCTGACCATACCCCTGCTGTCGCAGGCCTGCCGCCGTGTCTGCCATCTGCTTGATGAAACCCTGATTGGTCAGCGCCTCGGCCACGCCATGCCGCGATCCGCCAAATGCGCCAGCTTGCGATGCCTGCGCACCCAGCTGGTTCATGGCAGTCTGCTGCGCGCTGCCAATGTCACCCATTGAGCGGTTGATGACTTCCTGATTGTATGGGTTCATAAACTGGCCAATGTTTGGCGCCATGCCCGCCCGCTGCGTGCCTTGCAGCGCGGCATTGTAAGCACCCGCTGACTGATTAAACACGTTTTGGCCGCCCTGCCCCATTGGGGCTTGCTGCGTCATCTGTGGATTTGCTGCGCCCGCCATTTACTTACCTCCTCCCATGCCGCTGGACCGCGAATTACCTGCGCCACCACCGTCAAAAACGTCTCCAATGCCGGTGTAGCCGCCGACGCCATACCCAGCCTGTCCGTTCAAGTTTGGACCTTGGTGGGTGTCAAAAATATCTCTACCACGACCGCCACCATCTGGCTCGCTGCGGTCGCCACTACCGCCACCGCCAGACGCCATCCGCGCCGGCTGTTGCAATTGTTGCGCTATCTGCACCAATGGCTGTTGCATTTGCCCAGTGACTGGATCAATAAATTGCCGATTGATTGCCTCAAACTGGCCTGGCCGGTTTTGTTGCAATTGCTGCAAAGATTGCTCAAGGATTGGGGCAGATGAATACCCGCGAACGCCGCCAGCAAACTCTTGCGCCTGCGGCATGCCAGCCATTAGATCAGATGGTGCAGCCAAGCCAAACGCAGACGCGCCCTGGTTAATGTTCTGCATCGCCGCTTCCTGCATGGGTGTCAACGCCGCAACGTCAGGCCCATAGTATGGCACATAGCCAATCTGAGATATATCGCCAGCTTTTGCTAAATTTTCACGCGCAGCATCTTCAAGCCACTGCGGGATTTTTACTTGAGTTGTTGAGCTTCCGCCCTTTCCGCCGCCGCCTGACATCAAATGGCCCTTTCTAAAACTATCATCACAGGCTTAAATCCGCTGGGGGCCAACGCCCTTTCCCAACCTTTTCTGCCTGACATTGTGAGGGATGTGCAGCCTTGCGTCCGTCCCCATGCTGCCGCGCTGTCAATCATGTCGATCAATTCGTCCATGTCGCCACCCGCAAGAAAAATATGCAGCACCTTTTTCTTAGCATATTCGACAACCTCTGTCACGGCTGCTGATCGCTTGCCCGGCCACAATTGCATTCTGCCTGCAAGAATAGACCGCTTTACGTCGTCAAAGTCGTGCGTTCCGCCGCTATATTCCAGCGCCGCCTCAATATATTTGCGATTGGCGTCTATCATGCGCGAATCCTTGTAATGGCCAGCGTGACAGATGGTGCCGCTGGGGCATATGCCGTGGCGGCATGCGCTTCCAAATGTCCGTTTGTGTCATCAACCGCCCACATCACGTTTAAAACGTCGCCGGCGTTTACCGAAAAAATGGCAGACCGCGACGCAACCATCGTGGCCCCGTTGTTATGCAAGCTGGCGACGATAGTGCTGCCAGGCGCGTCCGTCCCGTTAATGCGTGGCCAGAAACGAAAGTTTACCGTGCTGCTTGACGAACTGCTGCACTGCGCCGTAAACGCCAACAAATATAGGCCGCCCTCGACAAAGGTGATTTCGGTCAGCGGCGACCCAGTCAGGGTAATTCCGCCAGCCACGATAAGATCAAGCGGGATCTTGTATGCAGTATTCGCAGCCGCCGCCGTGATGTCGGCGTCTCGGTTGAATACAGCAAATCCGTCAGCCAATACAATCTGCCGATACTCGCCACCTTTAGACACGACTGGGTATCCGTTGGTTTCATCCCACAGGATTACACCCTCATCTGTCGTGCGTGCATCACCGCGCCGGAATGACAGCCGCGAAGCCGTGCGCTGCAAATACGTCACCACATTCTGCGCCCACACGTCAAGCGGGCTGGTGACTGGCGGGGGATTGTAGCCAAAACTCATCTACGGCCACCCGGCACGGCGTTAAGCCGCATGATGCCCACGCGCCAATCGGCCAGCGTGGTCGCCTCAACCCGCATCCTAATCTGTCGGCCCGTGAACCGCACAGGTGTCGGGTTGGCCATCGCGTATGGCCCGTAGCTGCGCTCTACGTCATTCGGGTAAAACCGCGCCTTAAAGGTCGCCTGAACGTCCCCCTGCGTTATCTCGTCTGGGATAAGGCTGGTTGCGCGCATAACCGCGTCGCCGGCGCCAAAGCTGATTGGGCCACTTTCCGCAAACGCCGATCCGTCGCCAAGGTAAAAACCAAACTCTTGGTCAAATGCTGACCCATCTTCGGCAAACCAAATTGGGCTGGTAAACGCGCCAAGGTCAAGGCCCGCAGTCCGCGTCAGGCTGCCAATGGTCCAGTGGTTGTCGGCGTAATTGTAGACGACGTAACGATTAATCTCAACGCTGTCTGCTGATGGGTAAAACCACCAAACCTCATTGAAAGATTGGTTGCTGACGGCCCAAATCTTTGACTGCTGCGCAGTGTTGATGTCGTTGAAGACATAGTCGCCAACGTCGGACGGCAGATCCTGCACAGCCCCGCCAGAATAAACGTGGAAATTGCTGTTGCCCATCCAGAATACGCCTCGGTCAACCGCTGCCGCCGCCTTGCGGCTGATAACGCCGCAGGACGATCCGACCTTCTGGAAGCCATACACAAACTGGCCGCCAATGTAGGTTGCGCTGTGGGCGTCGGTGTCCGACAGGATAAGCGATTGCCCGCGCGTGCGGATGCCACACATGATGCGGCCTGACATTGACAGCTCAATGTCGCCGGCCTCATTGGTCGCAAGCGGCGCCCAGACCGTGTTGTTTTCGCGGTCGCACCATTGCACCTTACGCGGGTTGCCGCCAGCCCCAAGGGCAAAAATGAAACGCTCGTCGGTCACAAGCATGGCTGCGTTGTTGATTGGCGCGTTGGCGATGACGGCAGCGTCCGCCGCTGTGTCCAAATCCCACTCAAGCAGACGGCCATCTGCCGTTGAGCATGCAATCAGGTTTTCGCAAAAGTTATCCAGCGACCACGTTGTCGCGTCAGAAAACAGGCCGTCATCGGCGCGTTCGGTGCCGTAGTCGCCAAAGCCGTAGAACCCGCCGCCGTAGCCGGTATTGACCTCTGCGTCAATCGTGCCCGTTACAAGATCAGATGGCGAAATGTCGTAAACCAGACCGCTTGCAGTCATTGCAATCAGGCTGTCGTGGAAGCCGGCCGCAACCCAACGATCCGCGCTCAGATCTTGCCACCCCAGCGCAGCCCGTGGCGGCGTCGTGTTTAGCGTCTGCCGAAAATTCCAACCGCCAACAGGCTGCAAGGCGCCATTCTTCCAGCGCACCAAGCTGGCATCACGCCAGCGGTTTGCTGCCTGCATCTCGGTGCCGTTGCGGTAGACGCCGGGCGGAAGCTGAAGCGGGATCAAGGCCATCGTTACACGTCCTCACGCCAAATCTAGGTTGTAGCTAGACAACATCAGCAGTCTGTTGCCGCCCGTATACGTCTGCGTTCCACTGGCCGGGTTCAAATCAATGCCCGTGA